AAGTTGGCCCCGGAGGGCCAGCGACGCCCTGCGGGCCGGGGCCGCCGGGCGGCCCGTGTGGACCTAGCGGGCCGGGTGGTCCTGCCGGTCCTGTGCCTCCCTGCGGGCCTTCCCGGCCGTCCAGAAGAATAACCCCCGGAAGAGGGCCGTTGGCTTCAAGCAGCCTTTTGCTGAAATGCTTGACCGTGGCGCGGTGAAGGGTTCCGGCCTGAACCACCTCGATGAATTCGTCGCCGGACAGGGAGGTGGCGACCGGGAGATTGAGGATGTCTGCGGCATCCATGTCACATCTCCGAGCTTATTAACAGTGTTGCAGTAGTTGGTACGGAGTTGGCTGCGTTCTGGTATATGTATTCCGAACTAACACCAAACGCCGCCCCGCTGCCAGAACCTAATGCAGATACCGTTACATTAGGTGGGACGCGCATGGTAACTTTAAGAGATAGTATGTTAAGTGCTGTAGGCCACGCTCCATTAAAAATAAGGAACACAACTTGTTGGTAGTACCTTTGGCACATCCGCAATTCTTCTGCATATGGCCTTCTTTCGAACGCCGTCGCTGTCAAACCCTGCTCAATTTGAAGACCCGTGATCCTGAACTTCGCAGCCGCATTCGCCACCACGTTGACGGAGCCGGATGCCGCGACGTAGTTGCCGTTCCCCCAGAAGCCTGCTGGGGCTTGATATGTCGCTCCGGCTCCGAGGTTGATTGCAAAGATGGCCGCCGCCCCGTTGGTGAACCCCTGCCATGTCGAGCCGGTATCCCCTGCTATGGGAACGACGATCTTTGTCCATACATTGGCTGTCGGAACCGAAAATGTGAACGGGTATGATCTGGAAGCGTCATCATTCCGAATCGACCCGGAATGCGTGCCGGTAACGGTGGTGTTGACCCAGAAAGAGAACGCTACCGGCTTCGCGCCAGACAAGCCAAAGCCAAGGTCGTACCAGTAAACCCCTTCGATGATTTGGAAGAGGCCGAAGTGATCGCCAGTGACAATCGTGGCCGCAGACAGCACCGTCATTTCGAGATAAGTCTGGAATTCGCCGCCAATCAAGGCAAGGCCGCTGTTGTTCACTGCTGCCGAGGAAAGCTTGCTGGCCTGTGACGCGCTGAACTTCCACCTATCGGCTACAAAATTTCCGTCCACGGGGGTTACTGTTCCGTAGTTATTGCGCTGATCAAAACGAAAATCACCGTTTATCAGCCGGTTGCGCATGTCCAGACCGGGCGCATTGATCGGCTGCGCGAATGTCGCCTGCCCGGTGGCGCGGTTGACTGAAATTGGGTTGTCGATGACGCCGCCAGCATCGGTATAGCGCGTGAGGGCGAAATTAGACCCGGTGTTGGAGCCGGATTCCGCCGTGGAGTCGCCAAGAACCGTGCTCCAGCGCGGATTGCTGTTCGAAAGGCCTGTCACCAGATTGCTGAACGCGCCCGTGGACTTGGCGAGAAAAAACACGGCGTTGGCGGAGGCGCTGCTGACGGTGGCGGGCGTCCCGAAAACCACGCTCGCAGCACCGTTAGAACCGACCGGCTGGCCCGTTCCATTTTGCGTCACGCCAGCCAACGAGCCGGAACTGTTAACCTGAATCTGCCCATTGGTGCCGCCAGCCGCCGTCGAGGCCGAAGGAGGAGCCCACGCGCCATCCGCGCGCATGAAGTTGGCGGTGCCGCCGCCTGACGCAGGGACCACGCCAGCCGCGCCGCTGGTGAACACAGGGAGCGTCAGCGCCGTGGCGTAGGGGCCGAAATTCACGCCGCCGGTCTTGGTGACCGTGATGACGCCGGTCGAAGCGACCAGCGTGCCATCGCCGCTCATCGTAAATCCGGCGAAAGTGCCAGCATTGTTGTATTGGACCTGACCAGCCGTTCCGCCGGGATTGCCTGCGGCGCCCGGCGTGCCTTGCGGTCCTGTCGGCCCCGTTGGTCCTGTCGGCCCTATTGGCCCTGTCGGACCCGGCGGCCCCGGAGGCCCAGCGGAAGTCAGATCGGCCATCTGGCTGGTAGTGGCGCGCATCGAGACGCCGCCTTGCACGATTTCGAGCGATTCATTGCCGGAAAGCGACAAGGCGACGGGGAGGTTGGGGATCTGGACGTTTGCCATTATTTGAGCGGCCCCGTGTTTGGAACATCCACATTGTCGTAGGGCAGGCCCGGATCGCTGTTGCCCGGCGCATTCGGATCGGTGCCGGGACGCTGATTCAGGCCGCCCGGCGGCTCGCCGGTCTGCTGCGTGACGCGGGTGTCGTCAACTTGCGTGGTGCGGGTCGGCCCGCCGGGGATCGGAATGCCGGTGCGCTTATCGACCGTGTTGTAGCCGCTGGCCTGCCGGGCGTTCCTTTCCGCCAGTCGATAATCCTGCACGCGCGGGTTCATGATCGGCATCGGGTCGGCCGGAACGACAATGGCGCGCAATTGCTGCTGGGGGTCGTCGAGGCAGGCGTGGCAGACCAGCAGGCGCTTGTTGATCAGCGCCGCGCCTGCCCAGTCCATCTGCCACTGGAGATCGACGTGGTTGAAGACGCCGCCGCAACGGTCGCACACCGCAGCCGCCTGCGGATTTTTTGAACTGATCTTGGCTCTGCCGAGCTTTGACGCGTAGCCCACGGCTCAATCCTCACCTGTAATAGCCGCCGAGTTGCGGCGCGATGTATTGCTGCGCGGTTTCGACATTGTTGGCGGCGGCGGCGTCATAGGCCGCTTTGGCCGCGCCGGACAGGAAGGCGAGGCGCTCCGGCGCCCACGACATCGCCAGCTTCTCGGCAAGGCCGACAGCGAAGGCGTTCAGCCAGACATTGGGGATCGCCGGGGTCTGTGCGTTGTCAAAATCGGCGTCCTGCGCCTGCCGCAGCACATAGGACACCATGGTCGGCTGCTCGCCGTTGGGGACCGGCCACAGGCTCACGGTAGGCGCAAGCTGGCGGTTCATCCAGAAGACGGTGGGGAAGCCCTGCTGCTCCTTGTTGGGGTAGCTGGCGTATTCGGTGCGGCCGACCGGCAGGATGATGCGGTCGATCAGCGCTTCAGGCACGCCGGTCGTCACGTAGGTGTCCAGCATGACGACGATATCTGGATCTAGGTCGTAGGTGGATTGGCCTTCGACGAGGTCGATCTCGATCTTGTCTACTTGCCAGAGATTGATGCCCTTGAGGCTCCAGTCGGCCAGCAACAGGTTCGACGCCATGTGGGCGTCCTGCATGTGCTCTTGGAGGATCTGGGTGCGCCTGACGCCGCAGAGGCCGTAGGAATAGAGGACGATGTCGCCTAGGCCGGGCGCGTAGCTATATGTTCCACTGTTTCCGCCGAGGGGCATCGTGCGCTCCTTTTGGTTCCGCTCTCATAGTAACGGATTTTTCCGCAGGAACCAGAACGAGGCTTCCAAACCCAATAGTGCCGCCCAGCCCTTTCAAGCTCGCCAGACCGGGCGTCGAAGCCAGCTTGTGATGACCGTTCGAGAGCCCTTGGTTCGCCATCAGTAATTTCCGCTGTCAGGCTGCGAGAAGGTCGCGCTGACCGTGCCTGTGCCGCTGTTGAGCAGGACGCGGGCGAAGAGTGGAGGAAAGGCATAATTGCCTTGCAGCGATGTCGTCGCGCCGACCAGCGTGGCGTCGGGATGCGGAAGCCACGCCACGTTCGCCGGGAGGACCGGGTCAGTCGGGCTGTTGGGGTCGTCGAGGGTCTGCTGCACCGTGTAATTGACGGTGCCGTTGGCCGTCACCTGAAGGGCGACGCTCGCCGAATTCCAGTTGTCGAAGCGCACCCAGTTCGACGAAGTGATCGCCGGGCTGGCGTTGGTGCCGACCGTCAGGCCCGCCGCGCTCGCGGCTGAACTGGTGATCGAGGTGACCGTCTTGTAATTCTTGGTGGTGACGACCGTGCTGGCGCTGCCGCCGACAAGGCTCTCGCTCTGGGGCGCGCCCATGAAATCGGTGCCGGTGATCGTGAACGTGCTGGTCGAATTGTTGCCGGTGGAGGCGAAGGCGATCTGGCGGGCCTGATCGAGCACGGCGACGCCATTGACCACCTTGGAGCCTGTCAGAGGAACGACGCCAAGCGGCGGAGCCGTCGATAGGACGATGCCATTGGCGACGGCTGCGGCGAGCGGCGCGGCGGTGACGACAATCGGACGGCCCATGGCGTGCTCCCAAATAAGGTTCAGGGGCCACTTCGGCCCCTGTTTTCAGACCGGACTGCTTAGTCCATCGTGGTCTTTTGCAGCTTCCTGCCCGGCGCCGCAGTCCCGGCTCGCGCCGAGGTGAACGGGTTCGACTCGCATCCGCCGCCGCTGGCTCTCGCCGCCCGGCCGCCATGCTTGCGCGCTGTCGCGCCAACCGGGCCGCCGACCTGTTTCTTCTTGCCCTTCTTGGCGCTCGTGGCGTCGGCTTCGGCGTGGATCTCGTTCTCCTTCTCGGAGTGAGACATTTCCTTGTTTTTCATGTCTTTCTTCTCGACTTCGTCGCCCTTGGCAGGGCCGCCGAATTTGCGTGCAGTTGTTTTCATGTCAGGCGCCCCTTAGCTCGATGACGTGGTCTGGACATAGTGGACGGACACCAGCGCTGAACCAGCGGTGCCAGCGCCAACGGAAGTGACGCGGATATTGATCGGCCCAGTGACCGGCGCAGCCACGCCAAGCGCTGTGTATCCGCGCTGGGCGGCAATCTGCGCAGCGTTCTGAACCATCGCCGGGAACGGAGCCGCCGCTTTCAGGTCGGTGACGGTGGCATATTCCGAGCCGCCGACTGTCTTTCCAAGCAGCATCGTGGCGGAAGTGGCGTTGTTCCAAGCCGTGAACGTCGCAACTTCGAAGCCCATGATCACCGAGCCAGCGGGGATGTTGAGCACGTAGTCTTGGTTGCCGGGTCCGGGGTTCAGGATGATGATGTCCTGATAGGACTCGATGAAGCCTTGATTTGGACCGCCTGCCTGACCTTGGGAAAGGTCGCCCGTGATAACCGGCCCCGTGAAGTGTGTCGCACCCATGTGCTTTCTCCTGAGCCAGTATTACGAGGTCGGGAAATTGCCGTAAATAGATCTCCAGTTGTAATAACCGAAGCTATAACGCTCATATCCCTTGACCAGCAAGTTATCTGTAACAAAGTCGACTTGCATATCCGTCTCAAACTTGATGCGTTCCATGAAGGACAGGCCATCAATATTTGTGAGAAGGAACCAAGCGAACATCGAGGTCAAGAAATCATTGACCAAATAGCCTTCGGGGAGCCCTCCGGCCGTGGTCAAAATTGCATTCACGTCGTTGTCGGCTGTGCCGGGCCGAAGCTCAGTCTTGGTGAGGCGGATCGCGACCGGCTCCAACTGGGGCGGCACGATCAGCTTCTTGGCGCGCGCGAACACCTTCAATCCGGCCTGATCGCGGAAGTTGGTGCGGACGGCGATCATGCTGTTGAGCAATGTCGCCTCGTTGATATCGACCTGAACGGCAGGCATGTTGCCGACCGTGCTGCCGTCGATGGGGTGGGACGGGTCGCAGAGCGCCTTGCCGTCGCCGCCGATGTTGGCGTTGTAGGTCGTCGCCGTGTTCAGGATGTTGGCGCCGTAGATTTCCTTGGTCTGCTGGAAGGACTCGATCAGGCCGAGGTTCGACGGATGGAATTGGGTCTTGTAGAGGTTGTCGTCGATGGCCTTGCGGGTGATCGCATAGCCAAGGCCGATTTCGGTGTGCTCCTGATTGTAGACGTAGCGCTCGCCAGCGCCATTGTCGAAGGAGGTCTGGCCGCCCTCAGTCTTCAACTGGGCGAGGCCGAGGTAGCGCATCTCGGCCGTGCGCTCCAGCGCCAGCTTCGAATTGTGCTTGGTGAAGATCTTGTCGTATTGCGACGGGATCATCTCGTATTTGCCTTCAATCCCGCGCAGGCCGGGGAGGAGAAGGTCTTTGATGGCGGACAGATTGACGGCCATTTTGGTTCACTCCTGAAAAAGGTTCCTTTAGGCGCTTGCGCGCCCTTGGCCGTGATTACACGCCCGTGAAGTTTCTGCTCTGGACGGCGCTGAAGGCGACGGTGACCCAGTCGTAGGGCTGGCCGTTCGCCAGCGTCCCCGGCGCGCTGGGCGGGAAATTAACGACGCCAGTGACGCGGAATTGCATATTGGCGACATTGCCGTTGGCGATGACCAGATAAGCTCCAGACAGGCCGTTGGCCGCGTTGCCGGTGCCGATGTTGAAGCCGTAGGTGGCGTTGATGTCGGCAAGGGTCGCGCCGGTCGAATCGGTCTGGACGATGAACTGGGCGTTGGGGTCGTTGACGACATAGGCTTCGATGGAGCCCGCGACCGGGTCGCCGCCGCCGGGATAGTAGTTCGACCAGACGGTGCGTTTCTGCGAGGTGGAAAGGTATTTGCAGCCCTGAAAGATGCCGCTGACCAGATTGGTGGTGAGGTTGGGCGTCGCGCCGGAGGTGATCGCCTGAGCGACCGAGCCATCGGCCAACGGCGTGACAGGGTCGCCGTAATAGATCGCGCCTGCGCCAGCCGTGATGAAGGCGGTGATTTGCTCGTAGGTCGGGGCGGAGCCAAGACCGGCGGACTGACGGAATCCGAATGGAGCATTAATGTTCGCCATGATGCGAACTCCTTTGCAGGAGGCCCATCATCGCGCGCCGGGGCGATTCAGAAACCGGGGGAATTTATCCGCCTCCGCCGGGGAGGCTCTGGCCGGATAATAGTCTCGTTTTTGCGAAAGTAAACAGGGGCCAGTCAGACCCCTGATAACAGTGGGAAGATATTTCCCACTTACTCCGGAATAGGCATCGCTTCGAAGCTCTTCCTGAGTTTTGTCAGCGGCTCATCCTTGTTCGACCGCTCGAACTGACCGGCCGGAGCGGCGGAAAGCTGCTCCTCCTTGTTGCGCACCTGAAGTTTGGCGCGGCGCGCCTCGATGGCGCG